TTAGTCATGAAATGGTAGGAGGATTTAATCAATGGCAATATTAGAAGATATTTTTGAAGAATTAAAACTATTAAATAACAATTTACGTGTGTTAAACACTGAACTATCAACAGTAGATTCATCAATTGTACAAGAGAAAGTTAAAGAAGCACCAATGCCAAAAGAAGAAACAGCTCAACTGGAATCAATTGAAGAAGTTAAGGAAACTTCTGCTGATTTAACTAAAGATTATGTTTTATCAGTAGGAAAAGAGTTCCTTAAAAAAGCAGATACTTCTGATAAGAAAGAATTTAGAAATAAACTTAACGAACTTGGTGCGGATAAGCTATCTACTATCAAAGAAGAGCATTATGAAAAAATTGTTGATTTTATGAATGCGAGAATAAATGCATGAAGCTAGATCACTCAAATAGAGCTCATGCAAAGCTTAGTGCAAGTGGAGCAAAACAATGGCTAAACTGCCCACCGAGTATTAAGGCAAGTGAAGGTATTGCAGATAAAAGTACAGTTTTTGCCGAAGAAGGTACATTCGCCCATGAGTTAAGTGAGTTATATTTCAGCCTTAAATATGAAGGCCTAACACAGTTTGAGTTTAATAAGGCTTTTCAAAATTATAAGAGAAATCAATATTACAGCGAAGAATTGCGTGAATATGTGGAAGAGTATGTAGCTAATGTAGAAGAAAAATATAACGAAGCTTTGAGTAGGGATAATGATGTAATAGCTTTATTTGAAACAAAATTAGATTTAGGTAAATACGTCCCTGAATCTTTTGGAACTGGTGATGTCATTATATTTTCAGGTGGTGTACTTGAAATTATTGACCTTAAATATGGTAAAGGCATTGAAGTTTCAGCTATAGATAATCCTCAACTTAGATTATATGGCTTGGGCGCATATGAACTGCTTAGTTTAATGTATGACATTCATACAATTCGCATGACTATCATACAACCTCGAATAGATAACTTTTCTACTGAAGAGTTACCAATATCAAGATTACTTCAATGGGGAGCCGATTTTGTTAAACCATTAGCCAGACTTGCTTATAACGGTGGAGGAGAGTTTAAAGCAGGTAGTCATTGTAGATTCTGTAAGATAAATCATTCATGTAGAACACGTGCAGAATACATGCAAAATGTGCCTCAAAAGCCACCACATTTGTTAAGTGATGAAGAGATTGCAGAACTTTTATATAAACTGCCTGATATCAAAAAATGGGCTGATGAAGTAGAACAATATGCACTAAATCAAGCGAAAGAAAATGATAAAAACTATCCTGGTTGGAAGCTTGTAGAAGGTCGTTCACGAAGAATGATAACTGATACAAAAGCAATGCTTGAAAAGTTAGTTGAAGCGGGTTATAAACCTGAAGATATTACAGAAACCAAGTTACTTAGCATTACGAATTTAGAAAAATTAATTGGTAAAAAAGCATTTTCTAAAATTACAGAGGGTTTTATAGAAAAGCCGCAAGGTAAATTAACACTTGCTACCGAGTCGGATAAACGACCAGCTATAAAGCAATCTGCTGAAGATGATTTTGACAAACTATAAAAATTTAAAAGGACGGTATATAAACATGAAAGCAAAAGTATTAAATAAAACTAAAGTGATTACAGGAAAAGTAAGAGCATCATATGCACATATTTTTGAACCTCACAGTATGCAAGAAGGGCAAGAATCAAAGTATTCAATCAGTTTAATCATTCCTAAATCAGATACAAGTACGATAAAAGCCATTGAACAAGCTATAGAAGCTGCTAAAGAAGAAGGAAAAGTTAGTAAGTTTGGAGGCAAAGTTCCTGCAAATCTGAAACTTCCATTACGTGATGGAGATACTGAAAGAGAAGATGATGTCAATTATCAAGACGCTTATTTTATTAACGCATCAAGCAAACAAGCACCTGGTATTATTGACCAAAACAAAATTAGATTAACGGATTCTGGAACTGTTGTAAGTGGTGATTATATTAGAGCTTCAATTAATCTATTTCCTTTCAACACAAATGGTAATAAGGGTATCGCAGTTGGATTGAACAACATTCAACTTGTAGAAAAAGGCGAACCTCTTGGCGGTGCAAGTGCAGCAGAAGATGATTTCGATGAATTAGACACTGATGATGAGGATTTCTTATAAGTCAATAGGTGGGGTTTTAGCCCCACTTTAATTTTAAAGAAATTGAGGTGTCAAGAATTTGAGATTTATGAATATAGATATTGAAACATATAGCAGTAATGATATTTCGAAATGTGGTGCCTATAAATACACAGAAGCTGAAGATTTCGAAATTTTAATTATAGCTTATTCAATAGATGGTGGAGCGATTAGTGCGATTGACATGACTAAAGTAGATAATGAGCCTTTCCACGCTGATTTTGAGACGTTTAAAATTGCTCTTTTTGATCCTGCTGTAAAAAAGTATGCATTCAATGCTAATTTCGAAAGAACTTGTCTTGCTAAACATTTTAATAAACAGATGCCACCTGAAGAATGGATTTGCACAATGGTTAATTCAATGCGTATTGGCTTACCTGCTTCGCTTGATAAAGTTGGAGAAGTTTTAAGACTACAAAACCAAAAAGATAAAGCAGGTAAAAATTTAATTCGTTATTTCTCTATACCTTGTAAACCAACAAAAGTTAATGGAGGAAGAACAAGAAACTTGCCTGAACATGATCTTGAAAAATGGCAACAATTTATAGATTACTGTATTCGAGATGTAGAAGTAGAAATGACGATTGCTCATAAAATTAAAGACTTTCCAGTAACTGCAATTGAACAAGCATATTGGGTTTTTGACCAACATATAAACGACAGAGGTATTAAGCTTTCTAAATCATTGATGTTAGGAGCTAATGTGCTCGATAAGCAGAGTAAAGAAGAATTGCTTAATCAAGCTAAACATATAACAGGTTTAGAAAATCCTAATAGTCCTACACAATTATTGGCTTGGTTAAAGGATGACCAAGGATTAGATATACCTAATTTACAAAAGAAAACGGTTCAGGAGTACTTAAAAGAAGCAACAGGAAAAGCTAAAAAAATGCTAGAAATTAGATTGCAAATGTCTAAAACCAGTGTGAAAAAATACAACAAAATGCATGACATGATGTGCAGTGATGAACGGGTAAGAGGTCTGTTTCAATTTTACGGTGCCGGTACTGGAAGATGGGCAGGTAGAGGTGTACAACTTCAGAATTTAACAAAGCATTATATTTCAGATACTGAATTAGAAATAGCAAGAGATCTTATTAAAGAACAACGTTTTGACGATTTAGATTTATTACTCAATGTTCATCCTCAAGACTTATTAAGTCAATTAGTTAGGACGACATTTACTGCTGAAGAAGGTAATGAACTAGCAGTAAGTGATTTTTCTGCAATAGAGGCAAGAGTCATAGCATGGTATGCAAAAGAACAATGGCGTTTAGATGTGTTCAACACACACGGAAAGATATATGAAGCATCGGCTTCTCAAATGTTTAATGTCCCGGTAGAAAGCATAACTAAAGGCGACCCTCTCAGACAAAAGGGAAAAGTGTCCGAATTAGCTTTAGGTTATCAAGGTGGCGCTGGAGCTTTAAAAGCGATGGGCGCATTGGAAATGGGCATTGAAGAAAATGAATTACAAGGTTTAGTTGATAGTTGGCGTAACGCAAATCCTAACATAGTTAATTTTTGGAAGGCTTGCCAAGAGGCTGCAATTAATACTGTGAAATCCCGAAAGACGCATCATACGCATGGAGTTAGATTTTATATGAAAAAAGGTTTTCTAATGATTGAACTGCCTAGTGGAAGAGCTTTAGCTTATCCAAAAGCTTCAGTTGGTGAAAATAGTTGGGGTAGTCAAGTTGTTGAATTTATGGGCTTAGATCTTAACCGTAAATGGTCAAAGTTAAAAACGTATGGTGGGAAGTTAGTCGAGAATATTGTTCAAGCAACTGCAAGGGATTTACTTGCGATTTCTATAGCTAGGCTTGAAGCATCAGGTTTTAAAATAGTTGGACATGTCCATGATGAAGTAATTGTAGAAATACCTAGAGGTTCAAATGGACTTAAGGAAATCGAAACTATCATGAATAAGCCTGTCGATTGGGCAAAAGGATTGAATTTGAATAGTGACGGATTTACTTCTCCGTTTTATATGAAGGATTAGGAGTGTGATTGAATGCAACATCAAGCTTATATCAATGCTTCTGTTGACATTAGAATTCCTACAGAAGTCGAAAGTGTTAATTACAATCAGATTGATAAAGAAAAAGAGAATTTGGCGGACTATTTATTTAATAATCCAGGTGAACTATTAAAATATAACGTTATAAATATCAAGGTTTTAGATTTAGAGGTGGAATGATGGCTAGAAGAAAAGTTATAAGAGTGCGTATCAAAGGAAAACTAATGACATTGAGAGAAGTTTCAGAAAAATATCATATATCTCCAGAACTTCTTAGATACAGATACAAACATAAAATGCGCGGCGATGAATTATTGTGTGGAAGAAAAGACTCAAAATCTAAAGATGAAGTTGAATATATGAAGAGTCAAATAAAAGATGAAGAAAAAGAGAGAGAAAAAATCAGAAAAAAAGCGATTTTGAACCTATACCAACGAAATGTGAGAGCGGAATATGAAGAAGAAAGAAAGAGAAGATTGAGACCATGGCTTTATGATGGAACGCCTCAAAAACATTCACGTGATCCGTACTGGTTCGATGTCACTTATAACCAAATGTTCAAGAAATGGAGTGAAGCATAATGAGCATAATCAGTAACAGAAAAGTAGATATGAATGAAACACAAGACAATGTTAAACAACCTGCGCATTACACATACGGCGACATTGAAATTATAGATTTCATCGAACAAGTTACGGCACAGTATCCACCACAATTAGCATTCGCAATAGGTAATGCAATCAAATACTTGTCTAGAGCACCGTTAAAGAATGGTCATGAGGATTTAGCAAAGGCGAAGTTTTACGTCGATAGAGTGTTTGACTTGTGGGAGGGGTAACGATGGCAACGCAAAAACAAGTTGATTACGTAATGTCATTACAGGAGCAACTGGAATTAGAAGACTGCGAAAAATATACAGACGAACAAGTTAAAGCAATGAGTCATAAAGAAGTTAGCAATGTGATTGAGAACTATAAGACAAGCATAAGGAATGAAGAACTATATTACGAATGCATGTCGTTTGGACTGCCTAATTGTTAAAAGGAGTGACGACCATGACAGATAGCGCACGTAAAGAACGCTTAAACCAATTTTTCGGCTCTAAAAGATATCTGTATCAGGATAACGAACGAGTGGCACATACTCATGTAGTAAATGGCACGTATTACTTTCATGGGCATATCGTGCCAGGTTGGCAAAGCGTTAAAAAGACATTTGATACTGCTGAAGAGCTCGAAATATATATAAAGCAACATGGTTTGGAATACGAGGAACAGAAGCAACTAACTTTATTTTAGAGGAGATGGAAATGATGAATAACCGCGAACAAATTGAACAATCAATTATCAGTGCTAGTGCGTATAACGGCAATGACACAGAGGGATTACTAAAAGAGATTGAAGACGTGTATAAGAAAGCGCAAGCGTTTGATGAAATACTTGAAGGTTTACCTAATGCTATGCAAGATGCACTCAAAGAAGATATTGGTCTTGATGAAGCAGTAGGGATTATGACGGGGCAAGTGGTCTATAAATATGAGGAGGATCAGGAAAATGACTAATACATTAACAATTGATCAGTTACAAGAGTTATTACAAATACAAAAGGAGTTCGACGATAGAATACCAACGCTGAACTTACGAGATAGCAAAATAGCATATGTAGTTGAATTCTTTGAATGGTTTAATACATTGGAAACGTTTAAGAACTGGAAGAAGAAACCAGGTAAGCCGTTAGATGTTCAGTTAGATGAATTAGCGGACATGTTGGCGTTTGGATTGAGTATTGCGAATCAAGTAGGAGTGTCATCAGAAGAGATAAAAGAAGCGATTGAATCAAGTTTTAAAAATAGTGAATTTCACAACATGTTTAATTTTAAAGATAAAGAATTTGCTCAAGACGCAGTTGTTAGCACACCACAGATAATATTCAAAGAATTTTATCCTGACCAATTGGCAATTGTAATAGCGATAGACATAGCTTTCAACTTATATTCTATCGACCAGCTCATTGACGCATACAAAAAGAAAATGAAAAGGAATCATGAAAGACAAGATGGAACAGCAGACGCAGGAAAAGGATACGTGTAAAGACATCTTAGATCGAGTCAAGGAGGTTTTGGGGAAGTGACGCAATACTTAGTCACAACATTCAAAGATTCAACAGGACGCAAGCATACACACATAACTAAAGCTAAAAGCAATCAAAGGTTTACAGTTGTTGAGGCAGAGAGTAAAGAAGAAGCTGAGCGCAAATACGAGGCACAAGTTAAAAGAGATGCAGTTATTAAAGTGGGTCAGTTATTTGAAAATATAAGGGAGTGTGGGAAATGACGGAGGTTAAAATTAAAACTATTTCAGATAGAGTTTATTACACAACAACAGATCTAGCTTCTGACGATTATATTAATCTTGTTATGAATCTAGTGATTGAGGATTTTCTTCCGGTCAAAGATGTGTTCAACAATGAAGTATGGGTTAAAAGAGATGAGATTGAATCATTTACATTTATTAAGGAGGCAAACGATGATTAACATACCTAAAATGAAATTCCCGAAAAAGTACACTGAAATAATCAAAAAATATAAAAATAAAGCACCTGAAGAAAAGGCTAAGATTGAAGATGATTTTATTAAAGAAATTAAAGATAAAGACAGTGAATTTTACAGTCCTACGATGGCTAATATGAATGAATATGAATTAAGGGCTATGTTAAGAATGATGCCTAGTTTAATTGATACTGGAGATGACAATGATGATTAAAAAACTTAAAAATATGGATGGGTTCGACATCTTTATTGTTGGAATACTGTCATTATTCGGTATATTCGCATTGCTACTTGTTATCACATTGCCTATCTATACAGTGGCTAGTTACCAACACAAAGAATTACATCAAGGAACTATTACAGATAAATATAACAAGAGACAAGATAAAGAAGACAAGTTCTATATTGTATTAGACAACAAACAAGTCATTGAAAATTCCGACTTATTATTCAAAAAGAAATTTGATAGCGCAGATATACAAGCTAGGTTAAAAGTAGGCGATAAGGTAGAAGTTAAAACAATCGGTTATAGAATACACTTTTTAAATTTATATCCGGTCTTATACGAAGTAAAGAAGGTAGATAAACAATGATTAAACAAATACTAAGACTATTATTCTTACTAGCAATGTATGAGTTAGGTAAGTATGTAACTGAGCAAGTGTATATTATGATGACGGCTAATGATGATGTAGAGGCGCCGAGTGATTACGAAAAAATCAGAGCTGAAGTTTCATGGTAATAGCTATTATCATTTTTGAATTAATTATATTAATGTGTTTAGCAATAGCACTGGAGGTGTTGTAAATATGTGGATTGTCATTTCAATCGTTTTAGCTATATTTTTATTGATCTTGTTAAGTAGCATTTCTCATAAGATGAAAACCATAGAAGCATTGGAGTATATGAATTCTTATCTTTTCAAGCAGTTAGTAAAAAATAATGGTGTTGAAGGTTTAGAAGATTATGAAAATGAAGTTGAACGAATTAGAAAAAGATTCAAAAGCTAAAGAGGGGGCTAAAGCCCTCTCCAGGATTAAAAGAAGCGGATATTTTTTATTTCGTTTTTGTAAATTAAAACTAATTTATGTGAAATTGTCTTTGAAGTCTTGATAATTAAGAAGGTTGAATTTTCTGAGATTATATTAGTTACGGGAAAGGCTTTTCCTGAGTGCAATAAAATTAAAGTTCTCAAGTTTTCATTTTCGTATTTATCATAAATGATTTCGCGTAAAGTTTTCAAAATTTGTCACCTCTTTAATTTTATTAAATTAATTATACAAGAAAGGAGCCGAATATGTTAGACAAAGTCACTCAAATAGAAACAATTAAATATGATCGTGATGTCTCATATTCTTATGCTGCTAGTCGTTTATCCACATATTGGACTAATCACAATATGGCTTGGTCTGACTTTATGCAGAAGCTAGCACAAACAGTTAGAACTAAAGAAGATTTAACTGAGTACAATAAAATGTCTAAGTCTGAACAAGCAGATATAAAAGATGTTGGCGGATTTGTCGGTGGATATTTAAAAGAAGGCAAACGACGTGCTGGTCAAGTCATGAATCGTTCAATGCTAACACTTGATATCGATTATGCTGCTCAAGATATGACTGACATATTATCTATGTTTTATGATTTTGCATATTGTTTATATTCAACACATAAGCATAGAGAGATAAGTCCAAGACTGCGTTTAGTGATTCCTTTAAAACGAAATGTAAATGCAGATGAGTATGAAGCTATTGGGCGTAAAGTCGCAGATATCGTTGGCATGGATTACTTCGATGATACAACTTATCAACCACATAGGTTAATGTATTGGCCTTCAACTAGCAATGATGCAGAATTTTTCTTTACCTATGAAGATTTACCTTTGTTAGATCCAGATAAAATATTAAATGAATATGTTGATTGGACTGACACATTAGAATGGCCAACGTCTTCAAAGGAAGAGAGTAAGACTAAAAGATTAGCAGATAAGCAAGGTGACCCAGAAGAAAAGCCGGGAATTGTTGGCGCATTTTGTAGAGCCTATACGATAGAAGAAGCTATATCAACTTTTATTCCTGACTTATACGAAAAACATTCTACTAACCGTTATACCTATCATGAAGGTTCAACTGCAGGTGGATTGGTGTTATACGAAAATAACAAGTTTGCCTATTCTCATCATAATACGGATCCCGTTAGCGGTATGCTTGTGAACAGTTTTGATTTAGTACGCATACACTTATATGGTGCTCAAGATGAAGACGCTAAAACAGATACTCCGGTTAATCGACTACCTAGTTATAAAGCAATGCAGCAAAGAGCGCAAAATGATGAAGTTGTTAAAAAGCAATTAATTAACGACAAAATGTCTGATGCAATGCAGGATTTCGATGAAATAGTAAATAGCGATGATGCATGGTCTGAGACGTTAGAAATTACTTCGAAAGGTACTTTCAAAGCTAGTATCCCAAATATAGAAATTATATTGCGTAATGATCCAAATTTAAAAGGAAAAATAGCATTTAATGAATTTACAAAACAAATTGAATGCTTAGGGAAAGTGCCATGGAATACTAATTTTAAGACACGTCAATGGCAAGACGGTGATGATAGCAGTTTAAGAAGTTATATCGAAAAGATTTATGACATACACCATTCAGGTAAAACAAAAGATGCCATTATAAGCGTAGCAATGCAAAATGCTTATCATCCAGTAAGGGATTATCTAAATAAAATATCGTGGGATGGACATAAACGTCTTGAAAAGTTATTTATCAAATACTTAGGTGTTGAAGATACTGAAGTGAATAGAACAACTACCAAAAAAGCATTGACTGCTGGAATTGCTCGAGTAATGGAGCCTGGATGTAAATTTGACTATATGCTTACACTTTATGGTCCTCAAGGTGTAGGTAAATCTGCTTTGCTAAAAAAATTAGGTGGTGCATGGTTTTCTGACAGTTTAGTTTCTGTTACAGGTAAAGAAGCCTATGAGGCCTTACAAGGCGTTTGGCTAATGGAAATGGCAGAACTTGCAGCTACAAGAAAAGCTGAAGTTGAAGCTATTAAGCATTTCATATCTAAACAAGTTGACCGGTTTCGTGTTGCTTATGGACATTATATTGAAGATTTTCCAAGGCAATGTATTTTCATTGGTACAACTAATAAAGTTGATTTCTTAAGAGATGAAACTGGTGGAAGACGTTTTTGGCCAATGACTGTAAATCCAGAGAGAGTTGAAGTGAACTGGTCTAAACTAACCAAAGAAGAGATCGACCAAATTTGGGCAGAAGCTAAATATTATTATGAACAAGGAGAAGAGTTATTCCTCAACCCTGAACTAGAAGAAGAAATGCGTTCAATACAAAGCAAACATACTGAGGAATCTCCATATACAGGCATTATTGATGAATATCTTAACACACCAATTCCTAGCAATTGGGATGACTTAACTATCTTTGAACGAAGACGATTTTATCAAGGTGATGTTGATATGTTACCAACAGGAAATGTAGATTACGTTGAAAGAAATAAGGTCTGTGCGCTTGAAGTGTTTGTTGAATGTTTTGGTAAAGATAAGGGAGATAGTAGAGGATCTATGGAAATTAGAAAGATTTCAAACATCTTAAGACAATTAGACAATTGGTCTGTATATGATGGTAATAAAAGTGGGAAAATTCGATTTGGAAAAGATTATGGTGTACAGATAGCTTATGTAAGAGATGAAAGTTTAGAAGATTTAATATAATAAATATTGAATAAATATACATTTTAGAGTGTTGTATCAGATGTTGCATCATTTTTTGAGTGATGCAACACGTGAGTGTAAAAAGTAATCGTAGGTGTTGCATCATTTTTAGTGATGCAACATTGATGCAACAAATGATACAACACCTCTTTCCCTTCTCGCTGTAAGGTTCAACCCTGTTTGTTTCCAATGTTGCATCAAATTCACTATAAAGTTTAAAAAGTAGTGTTAGGGAGTAAAGAGGTATAGGGGTAACCCTCTAACAGCTATTTTTAAAAGTTTGGCAAGAATTGATGCAACATCGGAACACAAATATAAATTTTGTATACAAGGTGAATATATGAAAGAATCGACATTAGAAAAATATTTAGTGAAAGAGATATCAAAGCTAAACGGTTTATGTTTAAAATGGGTTGCACCTGGAACAAGAGGTGTGCCAGATAGAATTATTATTATGCCAGAAGGAAAAACATATTTTGTAGAAATGAAGCAAGAAAAAGGAAAGTTGCATCCTTTACAAAAATATGTGCATAGACAATTTGAAAATAGAGATCATAAAGTATATGTGTTATGGAATAAAGAACAAGTAAATACTTTTATCAGAATGGTAGGTGGAACATTTGGCGATTGACTTCAAACCACATAGCTATCAAAAGTATGCAATAGATAAAGTGATAGATAATGAGAAATACGGTCTGTTTTTAGATATGGGTCTAGGGAAAACAGTATCAACACTTACAGCATTTAGTGAATTGCAGTTGTTAGACACTAAAAAAATGTTAGTTATAGCACCTAAACAAGTTGCTAAAGATACATGGGTTGATGAAGTTGATAAGTGGAACCATTTAAATCATCTGAAAGTGTCTTTAGTTTTAGGAACACCTAAAGAAAGAAATGATGCATTAAACACAGAGGCTGATATCTATGTAACCAATAAAGAAAATACTAAATGGTTATGTGATCAATATAAAAAAGAATGGCCATTTGACATGGTTGTGATTGATGAACTGTCTACATTTAAAAGTCCTAAGAGTCAAAGGTTTAAATCTATTAAAAAGAAATTACCACTCATTAATAGATTTATAGGATTAACAGGAACACCTAGTCCAAATAGTTTACAGGATTTATGGGCTCAAGTTTATTTGATAGACAGAGGTGAAAGACTTGAGTCTTCATTCAGTCGTTATCGAGAAAGGTACTTTAAACCAACTCATCAAGTTAGCGAACATATTTTTAAGTGGGAGCTAAGAGACGGATCTGAAGAAAAGATATATAAACAAATAGAAGATATATGTTTAAGCATGAAAGCGAAAGATTATCTGGATATGCCTGACAGAGTTGATACTAAACAAACAGTAGTCTTATCAGAAAAAGAAAGAAAAGTATATGAAGAATTAGAAAAAAACTATATTTTAGAATCGGAAGAAGAAGGAACAGTTGTAGCTCAAAATGGGGCATCATTAAGTCAGAAACTACTTCAACTATCTAACGGCGCAGTTTATACAGATGAGGAAGATGTAAGACTTATACATGATAAGAAGTTAGATAAGTTAGAGGAAATTATAGAGGAGTCTCAAGGCCAACCAATACTATTGTTTTATAACTTCAAACACGATAAAGAAAGAATACTTCAAAGGTTTAAGGAAGCAACCACATTAGACGATTCAAACTATAAAGAACGTTGGAACAGTGGAGACATTAAGTTGCTTATAGCACATCCAGCAAGTGCAGGACATGGATTAAACTTACAACAAGGTGGGCACATTATTGTTTGGTTTGGACTTACATGGTCCTTGGAATTATACCAACAAGCAAATGCTAGATTATACAGACAAGGACAAAATCATACGACTATTATTCATCATATCATGACCGATAACACAATAGATCAAAGAGTATATAAAGCTTTACAAAATAAAGAACTAACGCAAGAAGAATTAATGAAAGCTATTAAAGCAAGAATAGCTAAGCATAAGTAATGGAGGTCTAACATGGGGAACACAATATATGATATCAAGCCAGGAACATTTAAATATATTGAATCAGAAATATATAATTTAAATGAGAACAAGAAAGAAATAAAAAGATTGAGGTTGGAAATACTTAATCCAACGAAGGAACAAGATTCCAATATTGTATATGGACCATTACAAAAAGGCGAACCAGTTAGAACAACTGAACTAATGGCAACTAGATTATTAACTAATAAGATGTTACGAAACCTTGAAGAAATGGTCGAAGCAGTTGAGAGTGAATACTTAAAGTTGCCTGAAGATCATAAGAAAGTAATAAGGCTCAAGTATTGGAATAAAGAAAAGAAGTTAAAGATGGAACAGATAGGACATGAATGCCATATGCATCGTAATACTGTTACTACTATACGAAAGAACTTTGTTAAAGCGGTAGCGTATCATGCAGGTATCAAATAACATTGTGCAAAGATTGTGCAAAAGGCCTACAAATCTGTAGTAATATGATAGTATCGGAAAGATGTATAAAGTTATCTAAAAGTTATACGACACAAGTACACGAGGCACATCGCTATGCGGTGTGTCTTTTGTTATGCAATCAAAGAGGTGTAAGAGATGACCAAGCACAATAACATTTATAAGCATGGTCGTAAGTCATATCAATACGATTGGTTCTATCATTCAAAAGCATGGAAGAAGTTAAGGGAGATAGCATTAGATAGAGATAATCATCTTTGTCAAATGTGTTTACGCGAAGATATTGTAACAGATGCAAACATAGTGCATCACATTATTTATGTTGATGAAGATTTTAACAAAGCTTTAGAATTAGATAATCTAATGTCAGTTTGTTATGGCTGTCATAACAAAATTCATGCAAATGGTAATGACAAAAGTAATCTTAAGAAAATTAGAGTTCTAAAAATTTAAATAAAAAAACATTTAAATAAAATTTTATA